CGCTTTGAGATATCTGAAAGAGAATTTACAGATACCGGCAAGCTCGAACCGACGCCGGCCGATTACCGAAATGTTGGCCGAACCGAGCCGAGACTAGAAACGCCGGGTTGGGGTGACGAGAGTTACGGCCCCGCGGTGGCCGACTTTGCTAAGCGGGTGCTCGGTTTGGAGCTCATGCCGTGGCAAGTGTTAGCGCTCACCGGCCAATTGCAGCACGACAACACCGGCCGGCTTCACCACCGGGAAAGTTTGGTATCCACCGCACGGCAGCAAGGTAAAACAACGGCGTTTAGTGCGCTTGTCGGTTGGTGGCTTGTGGAACGTGCCCGGGTTGCCGGCCCGCAATACGTGGTCAGTACCGCCCACAAACTTGACCGGGCTACCGCCGTGTTCCAACAACTAGCCCCGGTGCTCGAAACGCACTACGGGGCAAAAGTGGCGTGGAGCTACGGCCGCAACGTGGTGACAATGCTTGACGGGTCAACGTGGCACGTGAACGCCGCAACCCCAACCAACGCCCACGGCGGCACCTATGACCTTGTGGTAGCCGACGAGATTTGGAGCATTGGCCCGGACGTAATCTTTGACGCCTACCGGCCCGCCATGATCGCGCGGCCGTCCCCGTTGCTTTCTATGTGGAGCACCGCCGGCGATGAGGGGTCAAAAGCGATGATGCAGCTACGTGAGCAAGGTATGCGGATTATCGAAGCCGGCAAACCGGGCAAATTGTATTTCGCGGAATGGTCACCGCCGCCCGGGGTCAATCTTGGTGACCCGGCGCAATGGGGATGGGCAAACCCGGCGCTCGGCATCACCATTACGCCGGACGCGTTGCAAGCGATGGCGGACACCCCCGACCGGCAAGCGTTTTTAAGGGCCCATTGCAACACGTGGGTAGCGGCGGTAGGGGCATGGCTTCCGCCGGGCTTGTGGGCCGAACTAGCCACTAATGAGGCGATGCCGGCCGGCGGTATTCTCGCGGTTGACAGCTCGCTAGACGATTTGCGGTATGTCGGGGTTCGAGCCGTGCAACACGACGACGGCAGCGTGCAAGTGTGCACCGAATTTGTGGTTGACACCGCGGCCGCTATGTGGGAGCAAGTAGCCCGCGTATGCGAAGAGCCAACTACGCAGCTTGCCATAACGCCGGGGCTTTCGGAATTCACCCCGGCAAACTTGGCCCGCCGCATGGTGGTTGTCGGACAACAAGAAATGGCCCGTTACACCCCGATTGTAAAAAACATGATTAGCGAGCGACGGGTACGCCACCCGGACGAGCTTGCCCTTAACGAACATATGACGCGGGCCGTGGCCGGCCGGTCCGGTAACAGCATCACGTTGACAAGTCAAAAAAGCCCGGGCCCTATCGAATTGGCCCGGTGCACCGTTTGGGCCGTGGGGCTCGCCGCCAAACCGGTAGTAACTAAACGGGCAATGATGGGCAGCGCGAAACGCTGATCGGCGCTAGGGATGGGAAAGCATCGCTAAGAATGATAAGAAAGTTCCGAGCGAAACGCGCCCGAGCTTGTCAGTATAAATATGGGACAACAAAGGAAACTAACGGAATTGGAATTTGACGCGGTGTGCGCGGCGGTGGCCTACTACGACGAGGAACTTTCCCAACAAGATTGGGACGGTGATGACCCGCAGATTAAAAGAGAGCGGAGAGCTCTAAACCGAGCGTGGGCCAAGATTGCCACAAAACGCTAATTGTAATTTCACGCGTGTTACGCTTACGCCGTGGGCATTTTCCGCGCTAAACCGGAACCGGCGTTTGGTCATTCCGTAACGGCGGCCGCCGGCGGCGCGGGCAGGCCCGGCCCGCAATACACTTACACCGTCGGGGCGGGTGTGTTGCGGGCGCTCTCAATCCCGACAATTTCCCGGGCCCGCGACCTAATCGTTTCGATGGTGTCCGGGCTTGACCTACGGGCCTACACCCTCGAATGGGACGGCGAACGGTACCAACGCACCTACGTACCCGGCGAATCATGGTTTACGCGACCAGACCCGCGGGTAACCCGCAACTTTTTTATGGCGGCCGTCACGCAGGACCTAATTATGCATGGCCGGGCTTTCGCCTACGTGGTTTCGCGCTATTCGACCGGGTTTCCGGCGGCGTTCCAACATTTGCCGTACGACAACATTTCTACCCCCGACCAAGCCGGCCCGGAATGGTTCGGGCCCGCCGAAGAGGTGCTTTTTAACGGTGTCGAAATGCCCATTGACAACGTGGTGCAATTCCTAAGCCCCGTTAACGGGTTGCTATGGCAGGGCGAACGGGCCATTGACATTGCGTACCGTCTAGATGAGGCCGCCAAACGGTTTGCGTCCACCGAAATTGCGGCCGGCTACTTGCAGCAACTTGACCCGTCCGAGCCGATGACCGGCGACGAGCTCACCGAACTAGCGTCCGCGTGGGCCGATGCTCGCCGCTCAAAATCCGTGGGTGCGCTCAACAACGCCGTTGAGTACCGCGAATTTAAGAGCAACCCAAGCGTTTTGCAGCTCACCGAGGGCCGCCAGTACGCCGCCCGAGAGCTCGCCCGCGTCGCAAACGTACCGTTTTGGCTTGTCGGCGTGGAAACCGGCGGCATGACCTACCAAAACGTGCAAGAGGCCCGCAAAGACCTATACCAATTTGGGGCCAAGCCGTTTATCGACGCCATCCAAGAAACGTTTAGTTTGGACACGATCACGGCCCGCGGCAAACACGTGGAGCTAGACGTATCCGCCTACCTAATCGAAAACGCCATGTCCGACGTTGAGACAATCCGAGAGGTAAACCCCAATGCTTAGATTTGTTGCCGAGAACGTGACGCTTGACGCGTCCGCCGATGACACCCCAAGCCGCCGCATTACCGGCATTGCGGCCCCGTACAACGTGGAAGCCACCGTTATGGGCGGGCAGCGTGTCCGTATCGAGCCCGGCGCGTTGCCGACCGACGGCCCCGACCCGCGGCTTTTGGAAGAGCACGACACCGGCCGCATTGTTGGCAAAGTCGTGGCGCGAGAGTCCACCGATGCCGGCATGTTGTTTACTGCCGAAATTGCCCGCACCCGGGCCGGGGACGACATTGTTGAGCTTTTAAGAATGGGGGCTATTGACAGCGTGTCTGTTGGTATCCAACCAACCGAACACGAATTTGACGGCCCCGTAATGGTCGTGAAAGCCGCCCAATGGGATGAGCTTTCGCTTGTCTACCGTCCCGCTTTCGCCGGTGCGGTAATCACTAAGGTTGCGGCATCGTCACCTGATGACGCCGAACCCGACACCGAACCAACCCCAACCGAAGAGGAAACAAACCCCATGTCCGACATTGATAACACCGTTTCGGTGGAAGAGGCAGCCCCCGCGGTTGTCGCTACCGCCCCCGTCCCGGCCGCGCCCCGCAACTTTGCGATGCCGTCGGCCGCCGAATACGTGTCCGCGTTTGTGCGCGGCGGCGCTACGTGGCAGGACTTTTCGTCTAAGCTCCGCGCCGCGGCCCCCGACGTTGTGACCACCGACCTTGACGGCGTGCTTCCCACGCCGATTGTTGCCCCCGTCTACAACGGGCTGCGCGGCTTGCGCCCGGTCGTGGACGCCATCGGCCCCAAGGCCATGCCCGCGAGCGGGAAGGTGTTTATTCGCCCCAAGGTGACCACTCACACCACCATTGGCGCGAGCAACGGCGAGAACGTCGCGCTTGACGACGGCACGTTTGTGGTGGATGACTTGCAGGTCACCAAAGGCGTTTTTGGCGGTTTTGTGACTGTCTCGGAAGAGTCAATCGATTGGAGTTCCCCCGAGGTGCTCGGGCTCATCCTTGACGACATGGCCCGCCAGTACGCCAAGCAGACCGACAATAAGTGCGCCGACGATTTGGTTGCCGGTGCCACCAACACCACCAACTTTACGGTTGCAGACATTGCCGACCCCGCAGAATGGGCCCGTTGGGTTTACACGGCCGCCGAAGCCATCCTTTCGGCCACCGACTACCTGCCCACGCACCTTTTCCTTTCCCCGAACATGTGGCGTGCGCTCGGACTCTTGGTTGACACCGCCGACCGTCCGCTTTTCCCGCAGGCCGGCCCGATGAACAGTTTCGGCAGCATGAGCCCGACCGGTTCGCCGGCCGCCGCGTGCGGCATGACCGTTGTCGTGGACAGCAACTTTGCCAACGACACCGGGATTGTCGGACAGCCCGACGGGTTCGAGATTTTCGAGCAGCAAAAGGGCGCGATTTCGACGAGCGAGGCAAGCACGCTTTCGCGCACTCTCGCGTTCCGCGGATACCTTGCCACGCTCATGATTGACGCCGGCAAGTTCCGCAAGGCCGCGTTCGTCTGATACCTACCCCCTAGGCCCCAAAGGTTTGCACCATGTCCGTTTACACCGTCACCCACGTAACCCGTGTGGACGGCTACGGCGTGGTGCAAACCTTGGAGCCGAACGACATAGCGGTAGGGCAATCGGTCACCGTTGCCGGGCTCACTAACAGCACCCTAAACGGCACGTTTACCGTCGTTTCGGTTGAGAGCTACGCGCTCGAAGAGGTCACCGACAGCGGCGACCTAGTGTTTGACTACGACTTTTACTATCCGAACCAACTTATTTACGCCGACGCGGGCGACAACATTGCCCGAACCGCGGACAGCGGAACCGTTACCTACGGGCTTACCTGCACGTGGATTGACGCCGACGACGTAATTGAGTGGCTAGGCATTGAGTCCGCTACCGCTAACGACACCGCGTTTATTACCACTTGCGTGGAAGCCGCTAACGCGTTCGCGTACCGACGCCGGCAAGCCGCCGGGTATTTCGACAGCTTGTCCACGGTGCCCGGTGCCGACGTAAAACTAGGGACCGTGCTTTACGCCGCAAGCCAATACCGCACCCGCGGCAGCATTGACGGCTACCAATCGTTCGAGAGCATGAGCGTAGGGGCGAACACCATCGGGCTAGGGCAAGTCATGCAGCTTTTGGGCACCAACCGCCCACAAGTGGGCTAATGGCTGCCACCGGCACGCTCGCGGCCGCAATCGCAAGCATTAAAACGGTGCTCACCGGTTTAGGGCTCAAACCCGTAACCGACCCGCGTAACGCCCGGCCGCTCACCGTTTTTATTGAGCTGCCTACCGCACAAATGTTTAACGGCAATATTCCGGACGCCACCGTTGTGCTCCGGGTACTGGCCCCACCGCCCGGCAACCAAGACGCCACCGACTACCTATTAAGTGTCGCCGACACGATTATTGGTAGTTCCCTCGCGGTGGTGTCGGCAGCGCCTAGCATTGCGCTTATCGGTGAGCAAAGTTTGCCGGCATATGACCTAACAACCCGCCTAGCCATCGAAAGGGCTTAACAATGGCAACCGTTACCAACTTGACCAACCCGTATTTCGAGATTGACGGAACCGACTACACCGAGCAATGTTCGGCTTGTTCCGTGGTGTCTACTATCGAAGCGCTCGAAAGCACCACGTTTGGCGACACCGCCCGCAACTACACCGCCGGTTTGCAGGCCAACGAAATCACCGCCACGCTCATGCTCGCCTACGGCGCAAGCGAAATCGAAACCGATCTTGCGGCTAAGATTGGGACGACGTTTAACGTGGTTGTCGGCGCGACCGGCTCAACCCCCGCCGCCGACAATCCGGTTTACACGCTCACCGGGTGCTACTTGGAGAGCTACACCGGCATTAACGGCGATTTCGGCACCCTCTCCACCGTCGATTTGACGTTCCGCGGGGGTGCGCTCACCCGGGCAATCGCCCCGTAACCCTAGAAAGGCCCCGACATGCAACTTACCCTTAGGGTCATCACCGACCCCGAGCCGTACACGGTGACCACCAACCTTTTTACGGTGGTCGCGTGGGAACGCAAATTTAAGGCCAAAGCCTCGCAAATGGCTACCGCCATGGGTTTGGAAGATTTGGCTTACCTTGCGTATGAGGCAAGCAAGCAACATGGGCACGTTGTCCCCGCCGTGTTCGACGATTTCCTAAAAAAAATTAGCAACGTGGAGGTTGTCGGGGGCGAGGACGTAACCCCTACCGACGGGGGACACGACGCCGACAGCTAGCCGAATTGCTAGTTGCTTGCGCGTGGTGGCCCCCGGACATACCGTTTGACACCAAAGATTTGGAAACCGTCGCGGCGGTTTTAGACGAGCAGAATAGGCAACGGCGTGGCAAGTAGAACTAACCCGGTGGACATGGGGACGCTAGCAAGCGTCCAAATGTACGGGTTAGACGAAATGCTTAAACAGCTCCGCCAAATTGACCCGGCGTTACGCAAAGCCACGCTTGCCAAAATGCGCATTGCGGCCGAGCCGATGGTTCGAGAGGCCCGCTCGCTCATCCCCGAGCAATCGGGGCTTGACAATTGGGGCACGTGGCCCCGCCGCACCGGGGGCTACAACCGCCGCAAAATCCAAAGCTCAATAAAAGTGAGCTACAAGGGTGGACGTATCCGCGACAAAAAGCGTGACACGTTCCCGCTTTTCACAATGGTGATGCGTGACGCCGGCGGCAGCGTCTACGACCGGGCAGGCCGCAAGTTCCCGGGCCGGCGAAGCGAGGGCAAAGCCCGCGGCCGTGCGATGGTTGAGAAGCTACGCAAAGAGCACGGCGAGGCGTCCCGGGCGATGTGGCGGGCCGCGGAGGAACATATGCCGGCGGTACAGCAAGGTATCGAAGATGCCATAGCCGAAATGGAATACGCTATTAACAAACGCGTCGAAAGAATTAGGTAAAACCGTTGGCTATCCGGGTCCCCATCGTTAGCGAATTTAACCGCAAGGGTATCGACCGGGCCATTGCCGACTTTAAGCGGCTCGAAACCGGCACCCAAAAAGCCGGGTTTGTCATGCAAAAGGCGTTTGTGCCGGCCGTGGCCGCGCTCGGCGGTTTGGCCGCGGCTGCCGTGCCCGCCGTTAACGCCGCGTCTGACCTTTCCGAAAGCATGTCTAAGGTCGGTGTCATTTTCGGCGAGGGTGCCGATGAGGTAACCCGTTTCGCGGACACCGCCGCCGAAAAGCTCGGCCAATCCAAGCAAGCCGTGCTAGACGCCGCCGGCACGTTCGGCACGTTCGGCAAAGCCGCCGGCCTATCCGGTGAAGAGCTCGCCGGGTTCTCGAACGATTTCACGACGCTTGCCACCGACCTAGCGTCGTTTAACAACACCACTCCCGAAGAGGCCGTTAACGCCATCGGTGCGGCGCTACGCGGCGAAGCGGAACCAATGCGCCGGTTCGGTGTCCTACTGAACGACGCCACCCTCAAAGCCGAAGCGATGACGCTCGGTATCTATGACGGGTCGGGGGCGCTCACCGACCAACAAAAGATTTTGGCGGCGCAATCCGCGATTTTTAAGCAAACCGGCGACGCCCAAGGCGACTTTGCCCGGACAAGCGACGGGCTAGCGAACCAAACCCGCCGGCTGCAAGCCCAATTTGCCGATGTCCAAGCGGAGCTAGGCATGGCGCTTTTGCCGGTCATTGAGGCAATTTTGCCGTTGCTCTCAAACATGGCCGATTTCGTGGCTAACAACACCGACGTTGTGCTTGTGCTCGCCGGCGTACTGGCCGGGCTCGCTACCACCGTTATTGCCGTTAACGCGGCAATGAAACTTTACGCCACCTACCAAGCGCTTGCGACGGCCGCAACGTGGTTGTTTAACACCGCGCTACTAGCTAACCCAATCACGTGGATTGTGCTAGCCATCGCCGGGCTTGTCGCCGGGCTTATCTTGCTCGAAAAGAAATTTGGCATTGTCACCGAAGCCGTAAAAGCGTTGTTTAAGGTGCTCGAAAAAATCGGGGACGCTATCGGGTGGGTTGCCAAAAAGTTGGGGCTTGCGTCCGACGAAACCGAAGAGCTCGCTAAACAAACCGAGAATTTAGAAACGGCATCGGATAACGCGGCGGGCAGCATGGCCGTGGTGACCGAAGAGGCGCAACGCCAGTATGACGAAATGGCCGCCGCCCGCTATGAGGCCCATAGTCTTGGCGCGGAGCTCACGGTAGTGGCCGAAGCGTCCGACGACGCCGCCGAAGCGCAATCGAACCTTGCCACGCAAGTAAATAAGGTGTACCGCGACCTTTTCGAGCTTAACCCGGAGCTCGAACGGATGCTTAAAGCTATTGAGCAAGACGACGCCGTAGACGATTTCGCCGAAGCCGTCGCCGCGTTGCATGACCCGGCGCTTATCGCGTCCGGGGACTTGCAAGCAATCGAAGAGGCCACCGAGGACGTTTACGTACAGCTCGGCAAAGCAATCGAAGCGTTCGGCACCATTAGCCAAGCGTTGCAAGAGCGCCTAACCATCATGGTTGACAGCGGGCAGGCCGACCGAGCCGCCGCCGCGCTCGAACGGCTTGCCGAAGCCCGCAAAAAAGTGGCCCAAGCGCCGCCGTCCACCTATGTGCCGGACCCCCAATTTGAGAGCAGCATTACCGGCGGCACAATGGCAAAACCTATTACAACCACCACCATCAGCGGCGGCACGATCATTACCCGTGACAACGCCACCGGCGCGGTAACGCAATCGGTAACCGTTAACGCCGCCGTGGTGCGCTCAGACGCCGAGCTAGGAAAAGTCGTTAACGACGCGCTCAACGCGTTTAACCGCACAAGCGGCCCCGCCAACTTTGCGTTACGCACCACCACCGGGGCTTTCGGGTGACCCATGCCGGCCAACATTGTTGCTAGCGGCACGTACACGCTCGAAATTGACACCGGGGCACCGGTACGCGGGTTCCGGCTTGACGACGCGTTACGCGGCGTTTTAGACGGCACTACGTACGTTTTAGACGGGCTCACCGACTACGCCGACGTAACAGGCAGCACGACAAGCATTAGCGTGGCCCGCGGCCGCGAAAACACAAGCGACAGCTTCCCGGCCGGCATTTTGACGTTTCGGCTTGACGACACCGCCGCCGGCGGCGTGTTTAACCCGTTCGCGAATGACGGGCCGTACTATGACCCGTCCAACGACGAACCCGGCATTGCCCCTAACCGGGTAGTCAATCTTTACCGCGACACCGAACTATTGTTTACCGGCCGCATTATTGACTACAACTATGATTTTGGGTTATCGGGGGACGACCGGGTAGCCGTCACCGCCGCAGACGATTTCTACCGGCTCGCGCAAACCACCACCGACGCCGTACATATTGACCAAGAGCTAAGCGGCTCACGTGTCGAAACGGTGCTTGACCTATCCACCGTGAACTACCCGACCGGCGCGGCCCGCAACATTGCGACCGGCACCGTGGAGCTCGCCGGCCATTCCGGTGGCGGCGGCGGCGGCCACGAAGCCGACCTATCGGTAGGCGACAACGTGCTTGACTACCTACGCCAAGTCCAAGAGGCCGAGCAAGGCCGGCTTTTTGTGAGCCGTGACGGGGTGTTGACGTTCCAAAACCGCATTGGCAACACGCTTTCGGGCGAAATTGCCCACTTTCGGGATGACGGCACCGATTACCCGTACCGGTCGCTCAACATTGACTTTGAGTCCGACAAAATCGTAAACCTTGCTTTCGTCACCACGATTAACAACAAATCGGGCACCGCACAGGACGCCGTTAGTCAATCCAAATATTTTGTGCAGGCCCGCGCCGCGCTCAACACGTTGCTAAACACCGACGCCGACGCCACCGCCCTAGCCGAATACTTGCTTAACCCCGAACCCGAACCGACATTTAACGCCGTGTCGGTCGCGTTTAGCGATCTCACCCCGGCGCAACGCGACACCCTCGCAACTGCCGACATAGGCGACACCATCGCAATAAGCAAAACGTTTGTAAACGGTGAAAGTGTGACCACGCTCACCCAAGAGCTCGCTATTGAGGGCATACGCCACGAGCTCGCGGTACGCGCCGGCCACCTAATGACTTTCTACACAAGCCCCACAATCATTGTGTACGAGCTCATACTTGACGACGCCACGTATGGCACGCTTGACGGCTCGAACGTTCTAGGATAGGTGACCTATGGCAACCCCTACCACGCTTCCCGCCACGTTTGTTGCCGGTAACGTCCTTACCGCGGCGCAAATGAATGACCTGCGCGGCGCGTTCCGCATCTTGCAGGTTGTCCGTGCGACGGACACGACGAACCGCAGCACGACGAGCACTAGCTATGTTGATGCTTCACTGTCTGTAACAATCACGCCGACCCAATCAGACAGCGCAATCATTGTGATCGCATCCGTAAATCAAGGCACTAGTTCCTCAGATAAAACAGTTTATTTGCAGATTACTGATTCGTCCGACAATGCGATCTCAGGTGCTGAAGATTCGCAGCAGGGAAATAGTGCGATTTTGTACACCTTACAAAGACATTTAATAGCCTACGCAACTCCGGCAACGACATCAGCAACGACCTACAAACTCCGATTTAAGGCGGGCGGGGGCGGTTCAACCACGACCATCTACAACGGTGCAACGACCG